ATACCACTGATTTGGCAGTGGATTTTGGTCGAAAGGTGCGTAATCTTATTTGCACCCCTGAGTATCAGTCTGTTTTCCCCACAGTGAAACTGGCGGCGGACTCCAAGAGTGCGGGACGCTGGAACACCAATGTGGGCGGCGAGTACTACGCTTGTGGTATTGGCAGCTCCATCGCCGGACGGGGTGCTGATTTGCTGCTGGTGGATGACCCCCACTCCGAACAGGATGTGTTGAGCGGTAACTTTGATATTTTTGATCGGGCCTATGAATGGTTCACCTATGGTGCCCGACCACGCCTGATGCCGGGGGGACGGGTGGCTATTATCCAGACCCGTTGGCATCTGGATGACCTGACCGGACGGGTAATCCGCGATATGGCGCTGAATGAACTATCTGACCAGTATGAGGTAGTGGAGTTCCCTGCGTTAATGGATGTGGAAAGGGATGGAGAAAAGGTCGAAAAAGCGTTATGGCCTGAGTTTTTCGACCTTAAAGCGTTGCATAGAACCAAGGCTTCGATGCCTCTGTTCCAGTGGAATGCCCAGTATCAGCAGGAACCGACTGCGGAAGAGTCAGCACTGGTCAAACGTGAGTGGTGGAAGCAATGGGAACAGGAAGAACCCCCCACTTGTGAATACATCATCATGTCACTGGACTCGGCGGCTGAGTCTCATAACCGTGCTGACTATACCGCCTTAACCACATGGGGGGTGTTTCTGAATGAAGAAGAAGGTAATCACAACATAATCCTGTTAAACGCTATTAAAACCCGTGTAGAATTTCCTGCACTAAAGACGCTCGCTCTGGAAGAATATAAGGAATGGGAACCTGATTCTTTTATTGTTGAGAAGAAAAGTAGTGGTACCGCTCTTTATCAGGAGCTACGCAGGATGGGAGTTTTTGTGCAAGAGTACACACCCCACAGGGGTTCAGGGGACAAAACCGCCCGTTTGAATTCTGTCGCGGATATTGTGCAGTCGGGATTGGTGTGGGTTCCCCAGACCCGATGGGCAGAGGAAGTGGTGGAAGAAATCGCAGGGTTTCCGTTTATGCGTAATGATGACTTAGTGGATTCAACGGTAATGGCGCTTATGCGTTTCAGGCAGGGCGGCTTTATACGGTTGCCAAGTGATGAGCCAGAAGAACCCCTGTTATTTAAACAACGGCACGGTGGTTACTATTGAGGACTGAATTATGGCTATAGAAAAAAGCATTGATGTTGGAGCACCATTTCTTCCCCTCGATGAAATCATGGAAGAAGCAGTGGAGATTGATATCGTTGATCCTGAAATAGTGACTATGGATGATGGGGGAGTGGAGATTACTCTAATTCCTGAAGGGGGAGCGTCTATGGAACTAGCTGAAGCGCCCTTTGATGCCAACCTAGCGGAATATATGGACGATAGTGCTTTGGAGGCTTTGTCAGGGGAATTACTGGGGTATGTGGAATCTGATGTAAACAGCCGTAAGGATTGGGCAGATACGTTTGTTAAAGGTCTGGATGTTCTCGGTTTCAAATACGAAACACGATCTGACCCGTGGGAAAATGCCTGTGGTGTCTATTCAACAATTCTGGCTGAAGCAGCTATCCGATTTCAGGCCGAGGCGATGGCTGAGACTTTTCCTGCCGGTGGGCCAGTAAAAACTAAGATTCTTGGGGAACTGACTCGGGAAAAGGAAGACGCAGCAGAGCGCGTTAAAATGGATATGAATTATGAACTCACTGAGGTCATGGTGGAGTACAGGCCCGAACATGAAAGGATGCTCTACAGCCTAGGATTGGCGGGGTCGGCGTTCAAGAAGGTTTATTTTGACCCCAGTTTGGGCAGGCAGGTTGCCATTTATATCCCCGCCGAGGATGTCATTGTTCCTTACGGAGCATCCAATCTGGAAAGTGCCCAGCGTGTAACCCACGTAATGCGGAAAACCAAGAATGAACTGCGTAAGCTACAGGCCGCAGGGTTTTACCGGACAGTTGATTTGGGCGATCCTCAATCCTTTCGTACAGATATTGAAGAGAAAAAGGCAGAAGAGGGCGGTTATTCCATCACTGATGATGACCGTTACAGTATTTATGAGATTCATGCCGATATCGTTATTGATGAGGCAGCCAAGGAAGGGCAAGCAGAGTCACGGGGTATGGGGTTAGCTCGTAGTGGGGACGATGCAGATGCCTTCGAAATAGCTAAACCTTATGTCATAACTATTGAACGTAGTACAGGTAAAGTACTTGCCATTCGTCGTAACTGGAACCCTGACGATCCTTTGACACTAAAGCGTCATCATTTTGTCCATTATGTGTATGTGCCGGGATTCGGGTTCTACGGGCTTGGTTTAATTCACATTATTGGGGGCTATGCACGCGCAGGAACCTCCATAATCCGCCAATTAGTTGACGCTGGTACTTTAAGCAACCTTCCCGGCGGTTTGAAATCCCGTGGTTTGCGGGTAAAAGGGGACGATACCCCCATAGGGCCGGGTGAATTCCGTGATGTTGACGTACCCAGTGGGTCTATTCGGGACAATATCATGCACCTTCCTTATAAGGAGCCAAGTCAGACGTTACTGGCCCTTTTGGAGAAGATAACTGAGGAAGGCCGTAGATTAGGGGCAGTCAGTGATCTGAACATCTCCGACATGAGTGCAAATGCTCCTGTTGGTACAACACTGGCTATTCTGGAGCGTACCCTTAAACCTATGGCAGCGGTACAGGCGCGGGTTCATTACGCTATGAAGCAGGAATTCAAGCTATTGCGTGCCCTGATTGCGGAGTATGCCCCTGTTGAGTATGAGTATATGCCTGATCGTGGGGAACCGCGTGCACGGCAACAGGACTATGCCACCGTAGAAGTGATTCCTGTCAGTGACCCCAACAATACTACGATGGCGCAGCGTGTAGTACAGTACCAGACGGTAATGCAGATGGCACAGGCTGCGCCGGAGATATACGACTTGCCGCAACTTCACAGGCAAATGATCGAAGTACTGGGGGTAAGGAACGCCGACAAGCTAGTACCCTTGAGTGAAGATATGGCCCCCACTGATCCTGTAAGTGAGAATATGGATGCGTTGATTGGAAAATCTATGAAAGCCTTTATTTATCAAGAACATGAGGCTCATATCGCTGCTCATACAGCTTTTCTGGAAGACCCCATGATTGCTCAGACTATAGGGCAGAACCCCACAGGGCAGATGGTGGTAGGGGAAATGCAATCTCACATAGCTCAACATACTGCGTTTCTGTACAGGGCGCAGATGGAAGAAAAGCTCGGTGCTCCACTACCCACGCCGAATGCAGAGTTACCGGAAAATATGGAAGTAGCTCTTTCTCAGTTAATTGCTAAAGGTGGGGTGCAGCTTTCCCAGCAGCATAAAGCTGAAGCCGCGCAACAGGAAGCACAGGAGAAAGCCCAAGACCCTGTTGTACAGATGCAGCAAGCTGAATTACAACTTAAAGCGCAGGGTGAACAACGGCTTAAAGATAAGGATGTAGCGGATATAGCGTTGGCGCGGGAACGAATAAAGCTGGATGAGAAGAGAGTGCTTATAGATGCAGCTAAGGAAGGGGCAAGAATAGACGCACAAGTAGTTCAGGCGGATAAAAAAGCAGATATTGACGCCGCTAAAACATTACTTGATCTTGTGAAGACAGAAAAAATAGCGGAGGGGAAAGATAATGGCTAAAACCGTCTTTGACGTGCTGAAGGACAAGATTACAGTGGAAATGCAGGCTGCCAATGAACATTTAACCAGTGGAGCTGCTAATAGTTTTGCTGGATATAGGGATTTATGTGGCTTTATTCGGGGTCTGGAAGTCGCATTACGAGAAGTAAATGACCTCTCGCGTAACTATATGGAAGACGAAAATGACTGAAACTGCACTGGAGAAGAAACGAAAGGAAAAAATAGTGGAGCAGGAGAAAGAACTGGAGGGCCAGATTCCTAAACCTGTAGGCTATAGAGTATTGGTTGCGCTCCCAAATGTAGAAGAGACTTTTGGTGATGGGGATATTGCTAAAGCTCACTCTACTAAATATGAAGAATATGTCCTTTCTGTTATTGGGGCTGTAATTGATATGGGGGAACAGGCTTATCACGATAAGGACAGGTTTCCTTTTGGCCCTTGGTGTAAACAGGGGGACTACGTGATGTTTCGTGCGAATACCGGAACTCGTTTTAAGGTAGGCAAACAGGAATATCGTTTAATGAATGATGACTCCATTGAGGCAGTTGTCGCTGATCCGAGAGCAATCTCTCGTGCATGAGGTATAGGCTATGGGTATGGAAAAGGTAGAGTTTGAATTTCCTCAACCTGAGGAAGAGAAAGAAAGTCTTGAAATTGAGATAGAAGGAGTACCAGGGCGAGAGAACATCTTAGAAGCATCGAGGGAGATAGAAGTGGTGGATGATACACCCCTTGAAGACAGGAACCGCGTACCTTCTGACCCTCCTGAAGAACTTACGGAAGCGGAGTTAAATAGCTACTCTTCCGAGAAAGTTAGGAAGCGTATCAAGCATTTCAGTAAAGGCTACCATGACGAGCGTAGGGCAAAGGAAGAAGCACAACGGGAACGGGGAGAGCTGGAAAAATGGGCCAAGCGCGTTCAGGAAGAAAACGAGGAGCTTAAAGGCAGCGTTAATAAAAGCCAAGTTACCTTACTGGAACAGGCTAAAAAGGCGGTCACTGCGGAAATTGAAGATGCCAAGCGTCTTTATAAAGACGCTTACGAAACAGGTGACTCTGATAAGGTAGTGACTGCACAGGAAGCCCTGACAACTGCTAAGATACGCATGGAAAAAGTTAACAGTGTTAAAGTGCCCTCTTTACAGCAAGCTAAGAATAGGGTACAAGTACCAGAATCTAACGCACAAACCCTTGACCCTAAAACACAAGCGTGGGCTAAGGAGAATACGTGGTTCGGATCAGATGATGAAATGACTGCGTTTTCCTTAGGGGTGCATCAGAAGTTAGATAAGGAAGGGATAACCCCACAAGGTACTCCTGACCTTTACTACGAGCGTGTTAACGCACGTATGCGACAAGTATTCCCAGATAACTTTGGAGATACAGAGAAAGACAAATTAGCTGGATCAACAACCAGGAAGCGTTCTAGTAATGTAGTCGCCCCCGCAACGCGGAGCACAGCACCTAATAAAATTAGGTTATCGGAGACACAGGTACGGGTCGCTAAAAGGTTAGGGGTTCCCCTTGAGTTATACGCCCAAAAGGTTGCAGAAGAAATGAGGAAAGACAATGGCTGAGAACAAATTAGATCGGGAACAGGAAACGCGTGAAAAAAATACCCAAAAACGTGCATGGGTGAGGCCAGAGCTTTTACCTAGCCCCACTCCCGAAGAAGGGTATACCTATCATTGGGTGCGCGTCAGCACTCGCGGTGAGCCTGATCCTACTAATGTCTCCTCAAAATTACGAGAAGGTTGGGAGCCTGTAAAGGCAACTGAACACCCAGAAATTGAACTTGTAAGTATCGAAAACGAACGCTTCAAGGACAATATTGTAATGGGCGGTTTGATGTTGTGTAAGGCTCCTGTCGAACTTGTTGCACAGCGGAATGCGTATTATCGCCAACACGCCCACCAACAAATCGAATCGGTTGACAATAACTTAATGCGAGAGAACGACCCCAGAATGCCGTTGTTTTCAGAAAAGCAGTCTCAGGTCACTTTCGGTAAAGGAAAAGGATAAAGGAGCTAATTTATGGCTTACCCCACTGTATCGGCCCCATACGGGCTTAAGCCAATCAATTTGATTGGCGGACAGGTATTTGCGGGAGCCACACGTCAGTTGAAAATTGCCTCAGGATATGCGGCAAACCTTTTGAACGGGGACATTGTTAAGATAGTTAGCAGTGGAACCGTTGAAAAGGACACTGGCACGGCAACGGCAACTCCTGTTGGAGTTTTTTTGGGGTGTACTTACACAGACCCCTCATTAGGGTACACATTATTTAGTCAATACTGGCCTACAGGTACTGTAGCTAGTGATGCTTTTGCCTATATAAGTGATGACCCTGACGCTTTATATAAGGTAGTGGTTACTGCCGCAGGTACGAGCACTGTAAGTTCTGTAGCTCGTACTGCAATCGGCAATAATTCTGCTCTTATCCAAGGGACTGGATCAACTACTACAGGCGATTCAGCGGTTTCCATCAGTGCTACTACTGCCACTACCAACACTCTCCCCATACGTATTATCGACATTGTGCCAGATACAAAAACAGCGTCCGATGCTTTTGTGGAAGTGATTGTGAAGTGGAATTTTGGTATGCACCAGTATGAAAACGCTACCGGCGTATAGGAGGTTAAATAATGGCTATTTCACGAGCACAATTACTTAAAGAACTCCTGCCGGGGTTAAACGCTCTGTTTGGTTTGGAGTACGCAAAATACGCAGATGAAGCGAGAGAAGTTTTCGAGACAGAAT